GTTCTAACATCTCCGTCACACCAAATAAAGATGTCTGTACCGCAATGTTCTGCGAAGTGCCACAGTGCAAAGACTTTGTTTGCAAATCGGCTTGCATCCCATAAAAAACTTTTTTTGCTCTTGTCTTTGTTCCATCCGTGTGCATGTGGATTGTCTTTGTGTCTATGTTGCCAAGCCTTAAGATCTGGCAGTGTTGTTCGTTGATCTAACACTGTAATGTTTTCAGCATTGTGTGTATCTGGTTCATGATCCTCTGCATAGATTGTAAGAGGAACACTTTGTGGCCAGAAATTTGCATAACCCTCTATAAATTTCTTGCCATATTTTTTGTATCCTGTAGGGTGCCAAGAGGTAAATACTGATAATGTACGCATATAACTATTTATAGGATACAAACAATATATGAAAATATCTCATTTTCCATCCAATTTACCTAATAATGCAAAAGACGTATATCCACAATTGACAGATGCGATAAAACAAACAGATACTTTAGTCGAAAATGTCATGGATGCCGATGCTGCTCTTATTTGGAGTGTATTATGGTTTGGTAAAATGAGTGCAAATAAAAATGTATGGGACCATTACCGAAGTCAGGGCAAACCCGTCATTGTCATAGAAGTGGGCGGGCTTATACGTAATAAAACTTGGAAATTAGGTATAAACGGGATCAATAGAGATGCAGACTTTGCTATAAACGAGTATGAAGATGATTCTAGAATAAACAAATTAGGTATCATACTTCAGCCTTGGAAACAACAAGGTGATTATATATTAGTGTGCGGGCAGCATGGACACAGTGAACAATGGCGCAATATGCCGGAAATGGGAAACTATTTTAAAAAAACTGTTTTAGAAATAAGAAAAGTAAGTGATAAGCCTATCGTTCTTCGCAGTCATCCTCGTTTCAGAGAAGGATTACATTGGTCTTGTGATATGCAATGGTTCAAAGAACAAGGATGCGAATGGAATATACCTAAACACATACAACAAACTTATGATAGTTTTGATTTAGAATATATGTTAAAGCATACACATTGTACTATTAGTCATAGTAGCAATGCAGGAATTGCAAGTGTAATTGCAGGAGTTCCAGCAGTTGTTAGTGAAAGTAGTTTAGCATACGATGTTAGTACAAAATTTGATTCATGGTTAAGCAAACCCGAAAGAAATCAATGGATAAATCGCTTGAGCTATACAGAATGGTTTGCTTATGAAATTGATCAGCAATGGATGCGCATTAGAAATAAAATTTAAGTATGCCATCTAAAATCATGAACAGTGCCATCTATCCAACTAACAACCATTCCTTGATCTGACAAAATTCCATTAAACATAATAATTTCTGTCATTTGTTCATTAAGTATATCGCCTCGATCTACCATTTCATACCATGTTGTATTATAATCTAAAGGATCTCTTTCTTTATAAACGATTAATTCAATATTATCTTCAAATTTATTTTTGTTTAAATAAAAATCTTTAACATCGAACCCATTTAGTGCTAAAAGATATATTAATTGTGTAACTGTGAATGTACTATAATGTCTAGGAGGAGTATAATTTTGAAATTTATGATGTAATATGTTTATAGTACTAGGAACACTTAGATACAGCATTCCGCCTTTGTTTAAATTTTTGTTTACTTTTCCTAAAAATTGCAAAGGGCTATATGTATATTGCATAACATCATGACACCATATTACATCAAAAGGTACACTCCACATATTTTCATTGCTATTAAGATCGTGATTTTTGTATTTGATATTCTCCCTGCTTGGTACATTTAATTCTGCATTTAAATCAAAACCTATACAATTAAAATTTAAATATCTTCCTAATTCGCCCTCTTCTGTCCATTCTCTCATATTAGCAAAATATTCCAAATCCTTGCCATTTCCACAACCAAAATCAGCCAAATGATTTATGCTACGTTTAAAATCATCGAATTCGTTAAGTATCTCCAATGATTTTAAACTGTGTTCATGGCTTTGTTCAGGTGTCCACATTAATCAATCCTAATATCTTCCATACCTGCAGTACGCAATCTTACAACATGCCCCATTTGCCATTGTTTAGTATCTAAGCCTTTCATAATACCGAGCCATCTATTTCTAAGTAATGCAACTTCGTTAATAATAGTTTCGAAATCAATAACCTCATCTTCTCCATCAACATACTTTTCTGCATCTCTGCTGGTTAACGCACGAGCATATCCTTCTAAATACTTTTGAAAATGTTTTCGACGTATTTTGCGTAGTTGTATGTTTAAGAAATTCAATACTGCTTCAATTTCTTGTAGTTGATTAAACCTATGTTCTGTAATTCCAGGCAGTGCAGTTATATTTTTTTCTACAATACCTTTAACATTGCATTCGCGTTTTGCTTCTTCTAGCTCATGCTCGTAGTATCCTATGAAACCAGGAATTTCAGCAAGATTATTCACAACTCTATTATACCATTGACTCAATAGTCTTCGTCCTCAAATTCTTCAAAATCTTCTTCACCTAAAAGCTCTTCGACACTATTTTTAATATACTTGTCAATACCGCCTAGCTGATATACTTCTTGTTCGTCAAGAAGTTCTTGTAAATCTTCTACTAAATGATCTGCTGCTAGTTGCATATCCTTTGCAGGTATATATTCTTTAAGAATTGTGTATATAGTTTCTATAATTTCGTTATTATTACTCATTTACTTCCTCTAAAATTTCGCCAGTTTCTGGATCGATTACATCCTTTGGTGCATCCTCTATACTTAGCAAATCGAGATCAGAAAGGTCTTTCATAATAACTTCTAGCTTATCACCGGTCCAGCCCTTTCGAAATTCCAGCATCTCTTCACCTGAAGCTGTAACATATTTCAATCTATTTCCTTGTTTAGTAAGTAATCCTTTTGCTTCAAACAAGTCAATAAGTCCGCTATATGGATCCATGCCTGTTTCATATGGAATCTTAACTTGTACACCTTCAAACGGTTTAGCATAACGTGTTTTCATAACCTTACAGGCTGCACGAATACCATTTACAGTACTTGTTTTGTTACCATCTAAGTCTTCTTTAAGTTTAAGTTTACGCATTGCAATAACAATACTACTAGCATAGATAAACCCTTGTCCGCCCGAGATTTTATCATCTGGATCAAACATGTCTTGTGATGCGTATGTGTGGTTTGTACACACCATGCCTACATTGTAACTACCAATCATATTAACTGTGTTACGCACAAGTGCAGTAAGTGCTTTGGGCTTACGACCCATGTCACCTTTCATGTCACCTTTGTCAAACTGATCAACATCTGTGGGTGTTAGCAACATACCCAAACTATCGATTACAAACAATACTTTTGGTCGATCTTCCTCAGGCATTGCTTTGTAGTCTTTCATGAATGTTGAGATTGTTTTAGCAACATCATCAATCATGCTCATACTAAGTTTTAGTAGTTTGCTTTCATCTGTGTCTACGCCTAATGCTTGTAGCCATGCTTCATCAAGTGCGTTCTCACTGTCGATTAGCACTACAAAGATCCCTTGATCTTGTGCATTCTTTACAATATTTCCACTTGCAAAATAGCTTTTGCCGGCACCTGATTCTCCAGCAAATACTGTAACTTTTCCCATTGGAACACCTTTGTGAAAATCTCCACTTACAAGATAATTAAGTGCATAACTTCCTGTACTAATCCAATCTGTGGGATCGTTAAAACCAATCGATAATCCATCAATCGATTTTGTGATATCTTTTCTAAATTTACTTACGTCAAAAGGCTTAGCCATTATTTTTCCTTTATAAAACTAGTTCTACTGTTTGTTCGATTTTATTATTAAATAAAAATATTTCATATAAATCGTATACCGATTCTGTATAATTTGAGAAATTTCCAATTGGTAGATAACTGCCAATTGGGTCTTTTCCTTGTTGTTTCATCCACTGAATATAACTTTCGGGATATTTACTATTATATGGTTTTTTTATACTTACATCAAGTGTATATGGTAATTTATCAAAATTTGTAATTTTTCCAACGTTGTCGCTAAATTGCCATGCATCAAAATCTGTTCTTCCCAAACTCCAATAATCTAAATATAATTGACTTCGTCCGTGCTTTGCATATTTTGTAATATCCGGCAAACTTTCTAATTGGTGTGTAAAAATTGTATTAGAGTCTTGTTCAACATACTTGATACGGCAACGACTTTCTATACTATGAAAAGATTCGTTTATGTCGTAATACATTTGTAAATAATCTGTACCCATTTTTTCTAAAAGCAAAGGTAATGCGGGCTTTTCTATTTGGATATCTGCCCAAGATCTATGCATTTTGTTCAAAAAATCTTGATTAAATTCAAATTGATTATAATCAAAGATAGTGGTATGGAATTTACTTTTAAAAAGATTATTAATTTCGTGAATACATTTTTCGAGTCTAGTAAATGATTCGTATGGGAATTTATCTTCTTTTATGATAAACTTATTGGATGGTAAAACATCTAGCCAATGTTCGACTAATGATATAGATTCTACATCTACATCCAAATAATCTCCAGATTTTGTCCAAACAAATTTCATTTGATAAGTCAGGGAGGGTTTTGCAACCCTCCCTTTCTGCTTTAAGATTGACGGTTGCGAATCATTGCGAGAATATCTTCTGCTCGCTTACTTTCGCCTTCACCTGTAGCTGATGCAACGGGTGCTGTCACAGTTTCTGTTACTGGAGCAGGAGCAGGTGTATCTACCGGTGCTACTGTTTCAGTAGTTGGTGTTAGAGCAGGCGATGGTGCTGTCGCTGGTGCAGTAGACGTACTAGAGGTTGAGGAACCTGCAGGAGCGTCAACTCCATACGGACGATAGTATTGCCCCCAACGTTCAACGTCGTAAGGCTGTCCGTCTACACTTGCTTCAAACATTTCTTTAATGCACTGCAATTCTACATCAGTAGGTTTTTTAGGGAGGAAATCACTAAGGGTATGTAGACCGTGTGCTTCAATTGCTGCGGTTTGTGCTTCAGTAAGTGCCGATTCTTTACGAGCCCACTTACTTGTGCTATAATCTGCATATTGTCCTTTAGTTGTTTTTGTGATACGGAAATCTAAACCTTGTGTGTAATCAGTTGGCATTTCCTGAATGTCCGGATCCATTAGTGCATCCTTAATTAGACCGAAAATGCTTGGTGAGATTACAAATCTGCGAATCGGATTGTCTGGAGTAACATCTTCTGTAAGAGAGTTTTCCTGTACAAAGCCTTGGAAGATATAACTTCTTTTCTTCCAATATTTACGACCCATGTCTTCAAGACTAGGATCTTTAAACCAGCCGCGTACTTCTGAAAGGATTGGGCAAGTTTCATTCCACATTTCAACACACGGTACTTGTACTACAACAGGTTTACTGTTCATATCATTTTTAATACCGTTAAAAGGGAGACGAATCATAAGTCGTTCTGCCCAAAAGAATGTGTTGTTGGGATCACCATCTGGAAGAAAACGCACCACTGATGTAGTGCCTTCTGGGATATTCCAATGTGGGAAAATTGCGTTGTCGCCGCCGCCTGTACGCTCTGTGCGTGATTCTTGAGATTTAAGTTTTGCTCTAATTTCTGCCAAAGATGCCATAATTTTTCTCCTTATGTGCCTATTGTCTTTTGCCTTGTATGTGCCTATTCACATACTATGTTTAATAGTATATGCACTTTTATTTATCTTGTCAATAGATATTTTTTGATTTTTTTGAAGTACTGTAAAGCAATGCCGGGCGATAAAAATTTACAATTTATGTTGCT